TCTGGCGTTCCAGTAAATGCCGTGTTGTGATCCTGGAGTATTGCCATAATAAAAGGCGACAATACAATCTTGACTAGGAACGTAAACAGCGTGAGCAGAAGTGGGATAAACAGCGTTCGGTGAACCAGGGTTAGTGGTTGGAACTGATGTTGCTGTTTGGAACGTGAAGTTAGTGGTGGAGGTACCCACAGAGCTAACAGTTCCGTCACTGTTTAGTACAACAGGATCGCCGTTACTAATTGAGCCACTAGCGTTTGCCTTGAAGGTCGGTTCATCCGACCCCAGGCTATTTTTAATATCTAAGCCCGTCGCCTTATAGGACGTACCGCCTCGCTCGACGAGCATCAAATCTGCATCTTGTAAATCTGCCATAAGGTTTTGGGCTTGTAGTTTGTAAGAAGTGCCGGATCGCTCGACAAGAAAGGTATCAGTATTGTTTACGGTCATGGCAGGGCGGCAAGGGACGAGAGGTTAAAGCCAGTTGCAGTAACCTTTCCGGTAACGGTTACGCCAGTGCTAGTGGTTTCAAGTTTTTTGCTTGCGTCGTAGAAAAGTTCTACAGCACCGTTCTCTATGAAATTGGCAAGAGTTTCAGTGTCACCAGCGTTTGTGATTACAACTTTACTTGAATTGATATAAAGATTGCCTGTTCCAGCATCTTTAATGAAACTATGAGAACCGGTGTGATAAATCCGCAGATCATCGCCGTTGCCAAATCGAGCAGCTACGTTGTCAGCAAAATCTAAGACATTGCCACCTGCGCTAAAGGTAATTTTGCCACCACCAAAATCCATATCACCATCAACATCTAGGGTGTCGCATTCAAGCTCGCCCTCTACGTTAAAGCCGTCTGATTTAGTGTTAGCTTTTAGTGTGCCGTAATGATAAAGTAGTACTTTTCCACTGCTACCATCGCACCGAACGTAATCGACAATACCGCCGCTGCCATTGTCAGCTCGGAGCATGACGTCTTGATCGTCAGTGGCGTTCTGAATGAATAGATCACCTGTTCCAGTTTGGTTAATAACACTTTCTGATCCACTGTGATAAATCTGCAAGTCATTACTCGTACCTAAACGCAATCTGTCGTTGTCCAGCAGATCGACGTTGCCGTGAAATGTGGCGCTGCCGTCAGCGTTGATGTTTGAGGTTGCTGTTGCAGTTCCGTTTTGGTATCCAGCCCAAATAGCGTTAGAACCTGATCCAGTGACACGGATATCCCCAGAACTTTCGAGAAAAACACCATTAACAGTGTGATTGCCAACGTGACCACCAACAGAAACATCACCAGAAAATGAGGGGCTGGTGTCCGTGCTCGCAGCAGTCAGGCGACCATCAGCATCAACAGTGAACGACGGCACACCGCTCTGGCTTGCGCCGTAAGTTGCTGCGGTAACAGCAGTGCTAGCCAGTTCGCTTGACCCGACAGCTCCTGCCGCAATCTTCGCTGAAGTGACCGAATCTGTTGCAAGGTGGGCTGCGTCAATAGACCCGTCTACATAGTGTTCAGAGTCAATCGAATTATCAGCAATCTTGCTTCCGTTTACACAATCTGCCGATAAATGCGCTGTGTCGATAGAACCATCAACGTAATGTTCGGAGTCAATTTGATCATCTCCAATTTTTGCTGATGTGATCGCATCTCCGGCTATTTTAGCTGTTGTGACTGAACTGCTAGCCAGGTGAACTGCGTCAATAGATCCGTCAACTAAGTGTTCTGAGTCAATAGAATCGTCTGCAATTTTTGTGCCGTTGACACAATCGGCAGAAAGGTGTTCTGCGTCAATAGACCCAGCCGCATAGTGCTCTGAGTTGATAGTATCGTCGGCAATTTTAGCGCCTGTTACACAATCTGCTGCCAACTGATTTGTGCCAACAGATGAATTAGCGAGCTTAGCTGTTGTCACAGCCGCTGCCGCAATTTTCCCAGTTGTTATAGCTAAATCATTTACTTTAGATGTTTCAACTGCACTTGCCGCAAGGTGTTCTGTATCAATAGCCCCGTCAGATACCTTCGCATTTGTAACACAATCAGCCCCAAGTTTTGCTGTAGTTACAGACGCATCGCCAAGGGCGGTTGTGTCAACGGCTCCGGCCCCAAGTTTCGCGCTAGTTACACTATCGTCACTAAGTTTAACTGTAGTGATAGCTGAATTGGCAATATCGCCAGTGGCGATAGTTGCATTGGCAATCATCGTGCTGGTGACGCTGCCTGTGTCGCCAGTTGTCACCACCGTTCCAGTGGCATCTGGCAGTGTGACTGTCCGATCAGCCGTTGGATCAGTAACAGTCAGCGTGGTTTCAAAGTCGTTGGCAGTTGCGCCCTCAAACTGAATCGTGCCGCCAGTTCCGATTGAAACCGTGCCAGTCAGACTTGGGCTGGCCGCTGCAACTTTTTCAGAATCAAGCTCTTCAATCGCAGACTGAACGTTGGTGGCCGAAATGTTGCCTGCGGCGGTGAATCCAACGTTGGTAGCCGTTTGCGCCGTAACCGTTGATGAGACGTCAATCTCGGTGTAGGCCGTGCCCGTAGAAAGCAGGAAGTCAGGCGGATTCAGCGCAACTGTTGGTGCGGGGGATGTACCGGTGCCCGCTTCACTCACGACCACGTAGTACCCCTTATTGCTGCTCGAAGCAGTTGGCAAGGCCGATCCCACCTCATAGCTCAGCGCCGTGCCCTCAGAGGTAACGGTTGCCATAAGATTGGTGCTGGCATCGTAAGTACCGGCGAGAACAATCTCACCAACGCTGATACCAATCGGCTGCCAGACGTTCCCATCCCAAATTAGAAAGTCTCCATTCCGGCTGTTTAGATGGCCTTGGCCCACAAACTCACCACCTGCTGGCGTAGCTTCAGCGATCGTTGTTGTTGACCTGTCCGCAAGCTTTGCTGCCGTGATGGCATCACTTCCAATCCGTGCAGCGGGAAAAGTTCCGCTTGTAATCTTCGCCGCATCAAGGTCAGGAATGTCAGTAGCAGCAAGAGACTCACCGGCTGTGATGTGCCCTTGAGCGTCAAACGTAACCTTTGCAGCAGTTGCGCCAGTAACGCTGTTTGAGTGATTGACTGCACCAGCTGCTGTGACCTCTAAACCAGAACCAGGCTTAACAGCGCCTGTCGCAGATGAAGTTGCAAGCGGAATATCACCAGCAGCGATTGCTCGACCGCTAGTGATCAGACCATTGGCGTCATATTTAACAAGATGATTCTCAGAAGTTTCTGCAGTAACAGTGTTGTTGATAGCAATCGTGTCGCTAGACATCGTCAGGCCGTTGCCATTGACGATCACGCCGCCTTTGGCGCTAGTCGTTGCAGTCGGCAAGTCAGCGCCAGCAATAACGCGGTAGCTAACTGATCCACCATCGCCAGATGGCCCAGCAAGGAACTGCGAAGCAGCAGTGGTGTCGTCAAGCGTTGCGCTGACAGTGACAGTGTCACCGCTGGTAGAGGCGACGATATTGACAATTCCTGAGGTGCTGCCACTGACAACGTTGATTGAGCCAGCGCCTTTTATTGAAACCCAGGAAGACCCGTCATAGGCATAGACCTTGTTATCGGTCGTGTCTACGGCAAGCTGTCCAATAAACGACCCGGAACCGGGCAACGTCGACACCAGCGTCACGCTGGAGTTGTCGGCCAATTTGGCTGCGGTCACAGCCGAATTATTAATTTTCGCTGTTTCAACCGCTGACGCGGCCAGCTCAGCTGTGTCAATCGATCCAGCTGAAAATACGATCTTTGCGCTTGGGATCGTACTGTTTGAAATCAGCGTGACCCCGTTGGCGATCAGGTCACTGACCGTCAGTTTTTTAGTTTCACTTGCGCTGTCATCAACGACAGCAACCACATCAGCAGCGACCAGATCAGCCCCAGCCAGGGCGTTAAGGGCACTGATCTTTAGGTCAGCCATGAAACCCTACGCATGAACCACGATGGGCTCATCATAGAGCTGTCATAACTAGGGATCCAGCAAGACGGCGTCAGTCGTTCCCTGCTCAAGCAGAATGTCACTGTCGTTCTCTTGCAGCATCTTGCTTACGGCTTCAAGATCCATCCGCAGCTGGATTAAGCCAGTAGTAATGAAGTCAGCTTCAATCTGCACGGTGTTATTCGGGGCAAACTGCACAGCACAGCCTGTTAGCACTCCGGTGAACTCATAGAAAATTTCATCATTAGCGGTAGCAGCAGCTCCACTTGGGTTGTGGTCTGTTCGTTTGAGGTAAAAACGAGCCTTGAACTGGCTGCCTACTCGCGTCCGCAACGATAGCTCTACCAAGTAGTTCGGCAGCTCATTAGCGGTGTCGCCGGTGTACTCCCAAAAGCACGACATCCGACCTGAGCCAGACATCAATGTGCTGATCCTGCTGCGAAACTCATCAGACAACGTGGTGGTGTCTACGGTCTCGCGCTCAGTGTTTAGCTCAAAGCCATTGACCTGTGTCAGCACTTTGTACTCTGCGTTTTCGACCTTGACACGAATCGGCAGATTGTTTGCAGGCGTGGCGAGGGCAGTGGCGTTAGCCGTTCCACCATTCACCGCATTGGCGAACGAGTCATAGAGCCTGATGCCGTCCAGCTCGTCAACATGGATAAATTTTTTGACGCTGGTCTTCGTGTAGCTGTCGATAAAATCGAGCGCCGTGCCATCAGTGCTGGTGATCTCAACCTGGTCACCGCTCAACAGCTGACCATGCTCAAAGTCAAAACTGAATCGCTTTTGGGTTGCGTTGACATCTGACGGGTTGATTGTGGAGCGCAGATCGCTGCCATCAAACTGCCGCTGCAGCTCTACCTCTCCATGAGTGCCAAGGTAAACGCTCATCAGATTGATACCGTAGACAAAGCACCCGTGCCCTGGAACGCAATCTCAGCCCGCACGATCTCGCCAGTAGATGCGCCGATGTTTGCGCTGGTGATGTAAGCGGTCAGCTTGATGTCGTTGTTGTCTGCACCATCCACCCAGCGGAAGGTCAACTCAACGGTGTCCGAACTGCTGACGCCCGTGGTGCCGGTCTTGTAAAGCTTGTTCAGCAGATCAGTGGTATTGATGTCTCCGTCGTCGTCCTTGTAATACAGCAACGTGGCGCTGCCGCTATAGCCCGAGATACCAGGCGTATAGCTGCGAATGTTTTCGCTC